ATTGAAAAGAAGATCTGTGAAAATACCTATCATGGTATTGTTCAGTTTCAAGAAGGAGAAAAGTACAAGCATGTGCCTTTCACCACTTGGTGTCTTGTTGGACATGTTTATGTCACTTGTAATCATTGTATCCCTGAAAAGGGTGAGATGGATTGCATGTTGACTAATGGTCCACCAGTTGCCCAAGTGATTCCAACTTTCAAATTTGTTTTGACGCAATCGAATATTGTGCGTTTGCCAGAGAAGGACCTTTGTTTCTTCTTTTGTCCATATGCACCTCGTGCAGATTTGAGAGGTTTGTTGCCTAAGAGTAGCATTGCTGGTTTGTCTTGTGAGGGTTTTTATGCCCATTGTCGCAAGGACACAGTGCCTAATGCTAATGCTCTGAGAGCAATCAATATCGGTATGCAAGCTATACGCTTGCCCGCTGGTATCCAAAATATGGAATCCAATCTTGCAATTGCGCGAGAGGAAACCATTTTTGGCGATTGCGGTTCACCCATGATTGCCATGTCACCCCAAGGCCCCATGATTGTGGGTGTTCATCAAACATTGGAAAATATTGATGGACGTAATAAGGTTAGTGCTGTTGCACTACAATATGGTGACATCCAAGATTTGGAAAAGACATTTGGTTATCAGATTCAATGTGGTATTCCGAGCTATGTCGAAGATTTGCAAGAATTGCACCACAAGTCAGTTTTGCGATGGCCGCGTGTTGGTCATGGCACTGTCTATGGAAGCTCTAATCGAGCGGCTTGGAGACAAGCACCAAAGTCACGAGTTTGTGACACTTATATCTCTGCTGCAGCCCAAGCTGAAGGTTTTATCAGCCGCTGTGGACCTCCTGTTATGCAGGGGCCCGAGATTTGGTTCAAGAATGTTGAGCCCACACTTACATCAGAGTCTCTTTTGAAGAAGGATATTCTGGATACTTGTGTGGATGAATATGCTAAACATATTATCTCCAGTCTATCGAAAGATCAGCTGGATGAAATGTTTAAACTTGATGATAAGACGACCTTGAATGGTTATCCAGGCATTAAGTTCTTGGACAAAGTGAATCGTGACACTAGTATGGGTCATCCATATCGGAAATCTAAGCGCCATTTTTTGGTGCCGTGTGTTCCGGATGAGATTTATGCTGATGCTGTTGATTTCACACCAGAAGTGAAGGCAGATATTCAGGTTGTTGAAGAAGCATATGCGCGTGGTGAAAGAGCCATGCCAGTGTTTGTTATGAGCTTGAAAGATGAGCCTACAAAGCAAGCCAAGATTGAAGCTAAGCGCACCCGTGGTTTTATGGGTGGTCCAGCTGCTTTCCAATTTGTTGTGCGCAAGCAATTGCTCACATTTGTACGCATGTTCCAATTGAATCCTCTAGTTTTTAAAGGTGCTCCAGGAATGAACTGTAAGAGTTGTTCTTGGAAACACCTGTATGAATATTTGATTCAACATGGCAAGAAGCAGATGGTCGCTGGCGACTATGCTTTCTATGACAAGCGTATGGAAGCTTTGATGATTCTCGCGTCTTTTCGCGTGATTATTAAGGTTTTGGAGGCAGCCGGTAGATCGGTTGAAGATCTCATGGCTGTTGCTGGTATTGCTGAGGATATTGCTTATCCTCTCACTGACGTACAGGGCGATTATATCATGTTCAATGGGTCCAATCCATCTGGGCATGCTTTGACTGTTATTATCAACTGTATTGCAAACATCCTTTATTTGATGTATGTGTACAAAATGTTGAACCCTGCCAGTGAGGTCACTTCCTTTTGGAAGATGGTTTCTGCTATCACTTATGGTGATGATAACGCTATGGGCGTATCAAAGAAAGTTCCATGGTTTAATCATACTAGTATTTCGCAAGAATTGGCGAAGATCGGTGTGGTATATACTATGGCGGACAAGGAATCGGTTTCGGTTCCCTATATCCCTATCGAGCAAGTTTCGTTTTTGAAGCGAGAGTTCGTCCCCGATAGAAATCAAGTGAAAGCACCCTTGGAATGGGCATCTATTGAAAAGATGTTGACCAAGTGTGTGAAAAGTGACTCAGTGGGACCTGAGGCACAAGCGATTGACACAATGCGTAGTGCTGTTGGTGAGTTCTATGAATATGGTAGAGATACCTTTGAAGAGAACTGTGCCAAGTTGAAGCGTATCGTGAAGGTAGCAGATATTGAACCTTATGTTAAACCATCTACCTTTCCGAGTTTCGATATGATCGAAGACAAATACCTTGACAACAGTGCAAAGTGTCGGGAGTGCAATCCTCCCAGCGAATAATTGCTGAAGAGATACCCAATAGTGTGATCTTCTGTTCCTGCACAAGGAAACAGTATGCTACTATTGGCCTCGGTGTGGCCTGGACCACAATGATTATTGAGTCATAGCGAATGGCCGAGCGCATGTGCAAAACAACTGGTACTGAATAGTTCTTTAAGTACCTTTTATGGATGAACTGCAAATACATACAATCAATATGAATCAGTATGTGGGTTGAGCGAT